CAACTACCAGATGTTCCTCCTATTTCTAAATTTCTTTTTAATATCTGTAAAGAAAAACTAAATCTTATAAATAATATTTACGCCCTCGAAGGGTCTCTGTATAGCAAACAATTAGGTGTAGCAGGGACTGTAGACTGTATCGCTGAATACGAAGGCGAGTTAGCTATAATCGACTTCAAAACATCTGCCAAACCCAAACCACGGGAATGGATTGATCACTATTTTGTACAGTGCATGGCATATGGTTGTATGCTGTACGAACTGACTGGCATTTCAGTCAAAAAACTTGTAATTATTATGGCTTGTGAAAATGGAGAATGCGTCGTCTATGAAGAACGAAACAAATCAAAATACATCAAACTTCTCACAGAATACATTGGAAAGTTTGTTAGAGATAAACTGGAGCTCTATGGAACCTAACAAAGAACTAGAGAAAGCAATTGAAAGTAAATTTTTAACTCCCTCTAAATTTGCTTTAGAAATTGAAAAAATTGCTTCTGAAGAAAAATTTAATTACATCGATGCTATCGTACACTATTGCGAACTCAATGAACTTGAGGTAGACTCTGTAACGAAGCTTGTATCCAAACCACTGAAGGAAAAACTGAAGTGGGATGCTACAAGACTTAACTTTATGAAGAGAACATCGAGAGCAAAACTTCCTTTATGATCGTGACACCCTTTGAAACTTATCAACATTATTTGTCACTAAAAAATCATTTTACAAATCCCAAATACGACTTCTTTAAATACGGAGCAAAAACCCGTGCTAGTGTAACCTCTTTCAATAAGAGGAAAGACAAGTATTGGTTCGAGAAAACCTCTCGCAAATACTCCGATGAAGAGGTCGTTGATTTTTTGGTATCAAACTTTTCTTCCGCCGATAACCCACAGAACCTATGGATTGGAACAATTATCAATTCTGGAGAAAGGATTTACGCCGAATGGAAAAAGAGAAAACAGAGTTCGACTTACTTATTCAAAGAACAAAGCAACGAGTTGTTCTCGGAGAAAGAATTCGAGAAACTGTTCGATTGTTCCAAAGGACATCCCATTCTTCTGAAAGAATATCTAAGCGGGAGATTGTCTCTAGAAAACTTCGTGATCTACGAAAAAATCTTCCATTTTTCAAAAAATTTCGATAAGAAGTTAATTGATCCAGTATGGGAAACTGTCAGTTTGAAATTGAAAAAATATGGACCATTCATAAATATTAATGTATTTCAATACAAGAAACTTCTACGGTCAATAGTAAATGAGTGAATTTTTCGACTCCGAAATTATTCAGGAGGAACTAACTGAAATTAATAATTTACAGGAGAAGATCTATGGATCTCTCTTTGGTTTTGGTATGATGTCTAAAGAAGATCGTCTTGAGCATATTGAAATCTTGACAAACTTGCTAGAAAAGCAAAGAGTGATGTATACTAGATTATCTCTTTCAGACGATCCAAAAGCGGTTGAAATGAAAGAGAATCTTCGTAAGTCGGTCGCAATGATGGGTTTTCCACCTGAGACCGATATGACTATGCTTTTCAATAGTATGAAAGCGACCATCGATTCTCTCAAGAATTATGTTGACTCCTGAGTAATTTTTCGCTATACTATCTAAGTAAATCCAATTAATCCAACTCAATCCGAGGTATCTAAATGTCTTTCGCAGACCTTAAAAAGCAATCTAAACTGGGCTCCCTGACACAAAAACTGGTCAAGGAAGTCGAAAAAATGAATAATACTGGCGGTTCTTCTGATGACCGTCTCTGGAAACTGGAGTGTGATAAGAGCGGCAATGGTTATGCCGTCATCCGTTTCCTGCCTGCACCTGATGGTGAAGATCTTCCCTTCGTGAAACTGTACTCCCACGCCTTCCAAGGTCCTGGTGGTTGGTACATTGAAAACTCTCTGACTAGTTTGGGTCAGAAAGATCCTGTATCTGAGTATAACTCACTGTTGTGGAACAACGGCACCGATGCAGGCAAAGATGCTGCACGTAAGCAGAAGCGTAAATTGACTTACATCAGCAATATCTACGTTGTAAAAGATCCTGCCAATCCTTCCAATGAAGGTAAGGTGATGTTGTACAAGTATGGCAAGAAGATCTTTGACAAACTCACTGCTGCTATGCAACCCGAGTTTGAAGATGAGGAAGCAATCGATCCGTTCGACTTCTGGCAAGGTGCTAACTTCAAACTGAAGGCAAAGAACGTTGCTGGTTATCGTAACTATGATTCTTCTGAGTTTGCCGCACAAGGCGCACTCTTGGACGATGATGACGCAATGGAAGCAATCTGGAAGAAAGAGAACTCTCTCGCTGAGTTCACTGCTGCCGATCAGTTTAAGGACTATGACGCACTGAAGAAGCGTCTTGATTATGTTCTGGGTAACAAGGGCACCCCTCGTTTCCAAGATCAGGAAACTGTTGAGGCGGAGGAAGATTTCCGATCTTCTAGTCGTGGTGTTGCTCCTGCAGTAACTTCTACTCCTGGTGACTTTAATGCAGAGGACATCGTGAGTTCTAGTTCTTCTAGTGGTGAAGAAGATGACGCAATGGCATACTTTGCTAAACTTGCTGAGGAGTAAAGTCTGATTACCATAGTGATGCCGCAGAGTTACTTCTGCGGTTTCATTCTAGATCTTTTATGGACCGATCAATCTGGTATTATCTGTAACTGATAATCTTGAATTAATTGTATGACTACTATCTTCATAGTACATAATATTTCTCATATCATTCAAGAATATTTGTAGATATGATGGTTTCATTAATTGAATCTTTCTTTTCCTTTCATTCTCTATAGTTTCATATTCATAGTTACTAACACCAGTTACTGGACTAATATCTGCACTAACTGCTTTATAATCAATATTTGTTGATTCTGGTCTTACACCAACATAAAAGTTTCCATTAGTAGAAGCATCATAAGGAGTTGGAATAGTAAAAGTTTGATCTACAATTTGTCCTGCTGGTAAAATTAATCGACCAATTTTATCTCTAACCTCAATGGTTTCATAGTGGTGAACATTATTCATCTCTGTGAGACCATATTTATTTTCAACATACCTATAGAGATCATAGTTAGAAAGTGGCCATTCATCTTTGATATTAGTAATACCTGCAGTCAGGATTACAACCCAATCCAGGTCTGCTTTACCATAAAAGATCTCTGCGACATTATCTGGTCGCTGTATATCTAAGATTGTATACTTATCAAAAAAAGCAACTTTATCCGCAATATAGTCTTGAAGTTTGACTCTACGGAATAAGTTTTTGATTAGTACATAGTCTCTAGAAGAAACTTTGTCTAAAAGAGTTGATTGATATAAAAGATTTGGTAGTTCTCTGAAATAAGACATTAGTAACCTACACCTCCTGCTAAGTATCCATCCTCTTGATCTTCATAATCCTCTGCATAGATTGGATTGATTTCTTTGAATTCGCATAAAACTTGAATATGAACTGGTGTACCATCTGGATAAGTTGCATATGTTCCAGATGCTGTATAGTTAACACTCAGTTGTGCTAAAGAACATATTTTAAATCGATTCAAGAATGGATGTTCTCTTTGTCCAGTCACATATTCCAATTGAAATACTTTAGGTGAACCAATGAACAGTGCGGGATTGCTTCCTTTTTTTGGTACCATTGATGATTTTAGACATCTAATAATTGCCATTACTTCTTTTGCTTCAACTTGATCTCTTGGTGTAAAATCAAATGTAAACGGAAATGATCTAAGAGTTACGCCACTAAACAAGAGTTCAAGATTTGATTGTAGGATTTGTCCAGTTGCCCTAGAAATTACTGAGTTAGGACTCACGTTAGCACCTAAAGTATTGAGTGCTTTCCCAGCAAGACCTGATTGTATTGTGCTTATAGTACCTTTGTCTAGTCCTTTAAATTCACCTTTGGTTAGTCCTTCTATAAGTGGAAGAGCGGATTGAGGACCACCCTCCATAAATGCTGTAGTGCCTTGCAATCCAATAGCTTGTAGTGGATTTAATGAATCTTCAGAATAAGATACTGCTAACGCATCACTGATTTGTTGTGGAATTGGTAGATATATGTATTTTGTATTTTTTTTCTTTACCTTATCCGGATTTCTTTGAAAAAAGTCAGAAGCTGCCTTAACGTTTAATTTTTCAAGATTTACGCCTGCAATTTCTCCTTTTGGATTTTTTGTTAAAAGACCA